GCCGAAGCGAAATTTAATGCCATAATCCCGACATGCCAATCGAGGATTGAACCTCGGCTCCATTGAGACGAGCCGAGACTCGATGCCTGGCATGTTCCGGATCAAGTCACGATCCATCCAGAAGCCATGAGACACGACTTCCTTAATGACGGACCGAACTCTACGGATGACCCTGGTGTAACCCTTTGCCCGTTTCGGGGTCAAACCGAAACAAAGGGTATAAGGGACAGCGAGCTGAGCCACGTGAGATTCTAATATCTCTCGTGCCGTCAACCCGCCATCTTCCAGGGCCCGGGAGGCTCCAAACTCGTTAAGACGCAAGTAAGCATTTTCCCGGGCTTGCTCAATAGCCGCTTGGGGGGCATGCCCCATCCAAGCAGACTCCAACGCCATGACCCACGCAAGGGCCTGGTCAGGCCGCTGTGAAACAATCACACGAGCGACCCGCAGCGAACGCTGCGAAGGAGTCCCGGGAAACCCTGCACCTCCACACCACCGCGGTGCAAACGGATCGACTTCGTCTCTCCGTAGCCTGCGGTAGGCATGGCCGAAGCTGTCCGCAAGTATAGTTCTGGGATCGAAACCGAACCCGAACCGTACCCCCGATACAGCCTCGGAAAGGGAAGGACCTTGCGCCCAAGCCGGAATGTCTTCCGACTTGCGAGTGCCCGACAGCGCGCGAACGCTAAGCGTCCGATACACCCTCCTCCGATAGACAGAAAGCAACTCTTCTGCCAGGACTCCCCAGCCCTGGTCAGAATCAGTGTCTTTGCCTACGGAAGGTACGCCGCCAGTTGCGATGAGTAAATTGGTAAGCCGTCGATTTGACGCCCGGCTGTGAACGCCGACATAGTCGTCGCCCACAACCGAATGCCAAGTCTTCGTCCCAGTGTGCTCATGCAACCAGGCGACGTAAAGAGATAGAAGGGGCCACGTGATGGGATTTCCCATCAGTGCCCCTCGTGTGGTCAGAACCACACTATCTCCGGATGCACACGTCATTAAGTGATCACCGACGGCCCGCATGCACAGCTTTGAGAACCAAAGCGGGGCATCGAGCGCGCCGCACAATGACGTCACGCCTGTCAAACAAAGGTCACGAGGTAGATAATCGGACGCGGACTTTAGGTCTAAAGACCTGACCAGGCCGCCCGTCATCTTACCTGTCCAATCGAGGTTGTCGACGGGCCTTCCCCGAAGAGAAGACCGCATCTCTGGGTGCTGATCAATTACACCCAGGAATACCTTATTGGCCGCCGAACAGAGGTACCCAAAGGCTGCCTCTTCCGGCGTTACAATACGGCATTTCCAACCTCTCTCGGGAACCGCAACTTGACGGCACCTTGGGACACTGTCCCAAGATACGGAAAGCCAACACGCGGCAACTGCGAACAGCTGCTCGCGCGTGGCCTCCCAGTCTTCAAGGCTTTGCTCGTACCTCGCAAGGTAACGAAACATCACCTCGTCGACCCGCCAAATGCGAGTCCGACCTCCCTGCAACACAGCGTCCTGAGTCTCCGATGGCCGCGCCCCCCAGTTCTCATTCTGGGGTGCCGTGTCCACAACCACACCGCTCGCCGGGGGCTTGTGGTGACAACCACCGTCAGGCCCCGGTAGCACCGCATCCGCCGCTGGGCAAAATCCAGCGGACACGGGTCCGGGTGACAGGCTACACCCTGTTGACAAGCCGCCGCACCGTAGTGCGGTTGGGCCTGCGGACAGGGCTGCCTGCTTAACCTGGTCCTGTAAGGGTTCGTATTCCCCAAACAGGTCTTCAGGAAGCCGAGCTACAAGCTCGACGAGTTGGGGGAGAGTCACTCTCCTTGACCGAAATTCATCGGTAACCTCACGGATCTTGCTGGCCGCACCTCCGCTGGCGCGTCCTGATTCCACAGACGCGCTGCTCGAAAGGGCACCAAAGCGGACGACAGCTTTCCTGGCCTTCGAGGCGACGAATCGCCCGAAGCTCAAGAGCAAATCCGGGGCCGTGGCAAACCTGGAAGTCAGCACCTCGCGATGCTGCTCCAGAGCGTTGTTCACCACACTCGAGGTAGGTACGGGCAGAGCCCTTCCTATCCGAGACATCTGCATCGAGAAAACTCGATGCTGGATCCTCGACACCGCAAGCGGTACAGGGGCCCGTTTGTACGGAACACCCTGCCACTTGACGGTGTCTCGAGTCGCCAGATGTCGGTACAAGGAGAAACTTTCTTTGAGTTGGGTAATCGCCCAATGGGCTCCCCGACAAAGATAAAGTGTCACAAACTTGGCAATGGTTGCACGATACCACTTCAAGTATCGACCTTGCAACGTGACAACTCCCACTAAACCAAAAGAAGTCTTCACACCAACGATGAAGACTCTTACTGCTTCCCGCAGTTGAGTTAACCCACTGCGAGGAAGACGCTTCGACCAATACCGGCGACGCATGACGTTACTCATGGTCTGGATCGCTACTTGATAGTAGGGGTCCAAAACGTCGCCATTCCAGGGAATCCTGGCTAATCTCTGATACTTCGTATTAGGGACTAGGAGTTAACGTTACGTCGGGTAGTCAGCCCGTCGTAACGGCGTCCTGATGAGCATATAGCCGTCAGGCCGAGCTCCTAGCTAGGCTAGGAACCCACCGCAC